TGAACCACACGGGTGGCGTTGAGTTGTACTTACGCAAGTTGCCGACAGCGGCATTTTGAGCCGCGGCACCAATACCAAACTTCATAGTCTGGCATAGCTCTTTATTGCAGTGTGCATTTATGGGTGCGTCAGAACACTTGTACGAGTAATCCTTTTTGCCAACTTGCTTTGCAACAACGTTTACTTCTGGCAGTGGCAACGGCGGGTCTAGGAACTGAGTGTTGTACATCATTATCTCTGTCTCCCAACTATCGGGAAACGCTTTGCGCAGATAAATACCTATGTTGTACAGGCCATTGTTTCTTCCGCCTTCGCTAATCAAAACTTTTGTTAGGTGCTGTAGGCACGGCGGTCCATCGGCCAGCGGTCCTTTGACCTGCGCGTCAGTCATCTGAAGCTTAACAATCTCTTCCGGCGTCTGCACATGCTTCTCGTACAAGCCGAAGAACTCTTCTAGCGTTGCTGACGTGCCGTCATCCAGAATACCGTATCTCAGGCCGTCCTCGGCGTCATAGTAAGGAAGGTTAAGAAAGTTACCTACATCTCCGCGGTCCAAGTGCAGCTTTACTTGTTTCGGAAATATCTCACTACCGCCATATCCGAGAGCCGCGGACAGGTGTGTCAGGACTTTTTGCATGTCCTTTGCTTCTATCCATTCTTTACAAAACAGGTAGCAGTGTGCGCCACCGGACTTTGATCGACAAACAACTAAGGGCAATTTTAACGCCCGTATTTTTTCTATAAGAACTTTGTGGTCTAGCGGGTATTGGTCAACGTCAATGCAACCCCACTTGCAGCAATTATCCTCGTTAATCGGAATGATGCCTACAGAGGTTCCTTTACCCGACAGGTGGCCTTTCCACAGTTTCGAGGTCCGCGGTTCCTTGACGATACTGGCCTTGCCTGTATTCTTGCCGTTTAACTGAGTTTTCTCTATTTTATATGTGCCGTAAGCCTGTTTTAGACCATCAAAAATGGCGGAAAACTTTTCTGCTGACATGGGGTCTTCCTTTGGGAAAGCGGGCCGCAGCATCAGCTACGGCCCATGTAAAACTTAGAACGGCACTTCTTCGGCGTTGAAGTCAGGCTTAGAAGCCTCGTCACTCTGGTGTTTCACAACCACATCGCCTGAAGCAATGCTTGCACGGAACTCACGGGCTCTATTGTAGATGCCCTTGTCTTCGACAGGACCAATGCGGGACATATCCCAATTATGCCACTTGCCCTTACTATTTTCTTCACTGACGGATTTAAGCAGATACACAGAGCTAAACCGCGGCGGCGTGAAGGGACCGTTCTTACCATTCATGGTGATTGAACTCATCATAGAGTTCCACTTGCGGCTTTTCTTTAGGCCCGTGCTTTTCATTGCGATAAGCGCCGTTTCCGCAGACCCGTCTTCGTTCAAGATGATTACGAAGTGCTGATGCGTTTCTTCCAAGTAAGA